CCGCCAGCAGAAAAGCCCTGCCCTTGTTAGTGATAGCACCGTATGTCATAGCAATGGTGTCGGCACTATTGGCGGAATACGATGTGTCCAGCCCACTTGTGAATATTTCAAAGTATTCTTCTTGAGCTGGGTCATACTTGTCACGCAGGTACTGCAAAGCGTTTTCCTTGCTTATACCGTGGATGTCGGGCTTGTATAAAGGGAACACCAGCCCTGTCGCCTTGCCCCTTAAGCCTAATATCTTATTTTTATATATCTTCGTACCTGCAGGCACATTCGCTATGATGGTCTTTTTCTTTTCTGCTGTCAGCCCTACATTATCATCAAAGGAGAAAAACCAATGCACCCAACCATCTTTTCGCTCTTCCGACAGCTCCCTTAAGATTTCTACTGGCGTATCGTCTTCCCACTCCTTGAGCGGTCTTGAATGGTTTATATATTCTTTGTATACTGGCAGTTCGGGAGCATCGGGATTCAGCGTAGCCATAACATATTCGCATCGCATAACAGCTTCACGGACAAAATCCATATCGGCTATGTTAATCTCATCTATGAATAAGCACCCATACTGCGCTCCAAGGGCTTTCTTCCAGCGCTTTCTGTCGTCATAGCCCAGTATGTATATCTTCTTAACGCCTGTGCTGGCTTTTAAAAGGATGTGAGACATCTTCTCATTGGATGTACCGCCACCCCTATATTCTACCAGCTCGCCCCATTCATCTATAATGCCGTGTTCCTTGTTGATGATGTTCTTTTCTATTGTACCTGCATCAAGCCCTGCGATTATGTGCTGGCTGACAGGGCTTTCCCAGCACTTGAGGATGAATTTATAAATGCCCACCGTTGTCTTTCCTGCCGATGTTGTACCCTCAAGGAACTCCATCTTTGGATTTAGACAGCGCAGAAAAGCTTTATACTTCTTCCCCAGTCTCATCTTCCCTCAATTCTGCCAGCAGTTCATCAACTTTGTTCTGTTGTTCTTCCAGCCCTGTTACTTCAAGGCGTTCTTTTGGTGCTTCGCCTATCGTATCTCTTATGAGCCTAAAGGCTTCCAGCTTGTCCTTATCCTTTGCCTTGCTACTCAAGCCGATTTGTATTGCAGTAATAGCCAGCGCTTCCTTTCTTGTTAAGCCTGTTGAATTGCCCTTTGTGTCTTTTACTTCTTCCTCAAGCAACATTTCCAGCAGTTCCTTAAAGGCTTTTTTCTCACGCCTTGCCTTGACGCTTGCCTTGCCACCTGCCGACTGTTCTTCGAGTGTTAGCTTGTGCGCCTGTGGTATTAAGTTATCGCTTGCTTTTGCCACATTCTCACACCCTTTCTCGCAAGGTTTCGCCTTTTGCGATGCCTTTGGTTTTTTCAAAAGTCACCTGCTCATTGAATCTGTAGATTATATCCCCATTTTCGTCATATCCATCGGGCATTAAGACCTTTTCAAATATCTTGTAAGGCGACTGCCCCATTTTGGGATTATTCCATAGATAATGCAGATAGTCTTTTACGGTCATATTCGCATACTTTGCCCTCTGCTCGCTTGACTGCATTAATGCGCTTTTCTTAAGGGATATTTCCAAGAAATACATATCTCGTTCAATGTCCGACCATCTTACCGAGCCTTCTTTCTTTGCTATTTGAAGCGCCCCTGCAAAGTGTCCTCTGCTATAGTCCCACGATGGTGGTAATGCACAACAGCAGGCATTGCAAGAACATTCCTTAAAATGTGCATCGCTTACATAAAACCTCAAGCCCAGCTTCTCGCATAAGTTCTGCATATTATAGATATATTTTTCTTTCACCTTGCGGTTAAGCCGTAGATATCCGCTTCCGTTTGAATACTTTCTATAAAAGTCAACAATGTCGAAGCCACACCTTTCGCTTATAGCCCTATAATTCTCTTTTGATTCTTTAATGCTCCGCATCTCCAAGCAGAAGAACTCTGTAGTCACAGCGCTCGCCCCTGCATCTGCGGAAGCCCTTATTAAATCTAAATAGGTCTTATCGCTAACGCCTAAAATAAACGGACGAAGTCTTAATGTCGTACCGCCTTTAGACAGTTCATTATACTTTCGCATCGCTTCCAAGCGCTGTCTCGGTGATGGTACTCCGACCTCTATGTGCCTTGCATCGTCCTCGTCCAGCGTTATGATGCTAAACTTTATGTTCCAATTGTCAGCGCCTTTAAAGAGCTCTCTATACTTTTCATCATCAAATACCCAAGTCGCTTTCGTGCTGAAACATATGGGATAATTTATTTCCTTGAGATATTTCAAAAGCTCGTAGGTCTTACCGTATTTCCTTTCAAATCCATCGAACTGGTCGCTTAACCCACCGTATTGAATAGGTCTCCTGTCTTTGACATACTTGTAGAACAAGCTTTCTTTATCTTCACCGCTGAATATTTTCTTAACAGCGTCCACATTTATATACTTGACATTTTTGCTATAGTAATCCTCTTTACCTGCGCCAACTCCTCTTTGATACTGGCTGAAGCAATACACACAGCCGAATGAGCAGTTTGAATATGTGTCAAGGGTAACAGGTAAGGAGCAGTCAGCTATTTCGCCAGTCCATCTCGGTGATTTATAGCTTCCGCCTGCCATATTAAACCTCCGTTTCTAATATCGTATACATCTCGTCGTATTTATAATTTGTGATGTCTACCAGCTTCATCGGAACACCGCTTTTTTTAAGCTTGTCATAAGAAACGAGGACGGACTTCCAAGTATTGTAGAATGCTTCTATATTTATTTCTTTGTTGCCGTTTCGCTCCTGCAAGCGCTTTAGAACAAAGTCAAAATCCGCATTCAGCACAATCCCTATAAACGAATATCCATATCTTTTCAGCGCTTTGTTAAGGCTTGAAGCGAATTTGAATGTTTTCCCATACAGAAGTCCCTCAAATATTATGGCTTTGGGCTGGTATTTTTTAACCAGCAGTATAATCGTGTCAAACACCTGCACCTTATCCTTAAAGCAGTCGCATCCGCCCCACTTCTCGCCATACTTGCCGAGGATAATAACGCTGTGTGAATCATCACAAGTGATATATACTTTTCTACCGTCAACAGTCTCTTCGTGTATCGTAAGCGCATACCTTTCTATATATTGCCTTACGATAGTCGTTTTGCCGACTGCGTTTGTTCCTCGTAGCTGGATGACTTTCACTTTACACCCTCATCAGCTCTTCCACGCTGTAGGATACTTTCAGCTCGTCTTGATGCAACTGTTTTTTGAGCCACTCTTCTTCCTGCTCGCCTTTATATGTTATGATGCACCTTTTAGCTTTTAGAAACTCATCGGCTTTTTCTGTGTACTCACTTATGTCGTCATCGTAGTCGTCTGCCTGCATATCCTCTGTATACATTGTGATTTCAAACTCACCGAATCCGAAGTCCGTCATATCGAAGCTGTCTATTAGTAAGTTCAGTTCCTCGCCTAACAGCCCAGCGTCCCAAGTGGACTTGTCTGCTACCTTGTTATCTGCGATTCTAAAAGCCTTTACCTGTTCCTCGTTAAGGTCATCCGCCCTAATACACGGAACTTCCTTTAAACCCAGCAATTCAGCTGATTTAAGCCTTGTATGTCCTGCTATGATGACATTATCCTTGTCAATTACGATTGGCACTTTAAAGCCGAACTCTTTAATGGAGTTAGCAACATACTGCACCGCATCATCGTTGATTCTCGGATTGTTCTCATAAGGCTTTAACTCCGACACCTTGATGTTTTCAATTTCCATAATCTGTCTCCTGTTTTTCTCCGTAAAATGCAAAAGACACCCGATTTCTCGAGTGCCTTTATTTCAAAAAGCGAGAGCAAAAAGCTTTTTGGAGCTTCAAAGACTGCCTTTTCTTGAGCTCACCATAATCATATGACTAAAGGTCAACTTTTGCAAGGGAAAATATTTACCTCTCCAGCACCTTTCTCTTCGCCTGCTTGCATAGTTTGTGCGCCCTCTGTTTAGAAACACCCATTATGCAGTATATCTGTCGCCAGCGTTCAAGATTTATATAGCGCAGGGTCAGCACCTGCTGTTCCTTTAAGCTTAACGGCTTCATCAAGTGTATTAACTGGATTTGCAGTTCTTTCTGCTCCTGCTCCAGTTTTGCTATCCTGCCCTCTATCTCCATCTTACGCACTACAGCTTCTTCTATAGTGCTGGCTGTACCGCTTGTCTGCACCTTGTCCGCCTTATACGCTACCGCAGTCGGTAAAGCTTGCTCCTCTGTCTCATCCCTTTGTTCCCTTAACCGCCTAATCCGCTTCTCCAAGTCTAAAATGCTATCAAATATGTCCATTAGATTTCCCTTACTGTGATTCCGTACTTTTCCAGCATTAGTTTCCTTTTGATGATGTACTCGGGAGTCTTAAACCCTTTTACATCTTCCACCTGCAGTTTGCCGTTCTCTCTATACACGAAGTCCGCTATATACTTGACTGCCCTCTCTATCGTACCATCATCTTTCCTGCCCTTTGGCACTACCTCAAAGCTCACCTGTCTCCGTAGCTCTGTTATAGCGCCAGCCTTTGCCAGCAGTTTTAATTCGCACCACCTTTCAAACTCCTTTTTGCTGTCAAAGGTCATTCCATCCATCTCCAGCTTCGTATTATGATACTTGTTGACCTTAAACCTGCTCCAGTTTGTACCCATTTTCACTCCCCTTTCTAATTTCCGTAGTTAATTATACTACATATTCGCCTAAATAAGCACCGAAATCAACGATTTCAGCGTGTTTTATAACTTTATTAAGTATTTACCCATTTGTGCTGATGTGGTATTTTAAATCAGCGATTTTACAGATAATTCTTTCCGTACTCTTTTATAAAATCATCCTCGGTCTTGTTATGCACCGCCAGCCAGTTCGTTTCGCATAGCCGTTTCAGCTTTAAATCTGTCTCCCTGTTAAAGTGTACCCCAGCATCGCTCATATTATGATGTGGAGCGCACAGGTAGCACCAGCATCCGTCTTTTTCGCTTTTCTTCCTATTAGCGCCCCCGAATATGTGGTGCTTATGCAGGTTAAAAGTCGTTCCGCATATATAGCAGACCTTTTTATTATCCAGTAATGACTTCATATACCCTCCTACATCCTTGCTCCGCAGTAAGGGCAGAATATATATCTGCATCTTTCGCTTTCACCCTTTTTCGCTTTCGGATAATATGCCACCTGCAGGCAATTAGAACATTTCCAGCCCCTAACTAAAGCGCCTTTCCCATAAGGCATCCAAAAGCCTTTTCTCTCCATCATTTAAAAAATCCCCCTCCCCACAAAAGAATCATAATTATGCCGAATGTCAGTAAACTCACCCAAAAGTTATGTTCGCCCTCTCTCGGCTTTCCGTGATTCGCTAAAGTAATTCCAAGCCCCAGCACATAAAGCGCAATCAGTATTATTTGACATACCCTCATATCATTCTCCTATCAATCCGATTCTTTTTTGGAGTTCGCACTCAATAAAGAACCATTTGTCCTCATCGCTGACCGCCATTACTGTCTCATCGACTTCATTCATCAACTCTTCTGCGGTCATCTTTTTAAGTCTGTCCTCATATCGTCTGCCTTGTTCTCCTAATCTCCAATATGCTCCCATATCATTCTCCTTCCGATTGGGTTTCATCCGTATTTTCAGCCGTATTTTTTTGCGATTGTTCCTTGATTATTTCTTCAAGAATCTCTCTTACTTCATCCCTTGTTATTGCTCCCATATCACTCTCTCCTTTCTCCGTCCGAACAGAAGTGGTCGCCATCAAAATAACATTCAATGAAGTTGTCATCATCGTCTCTTTCCAAGTCGCAATACTTACATTTTCCATCATATGTCATATGGCTGTTCTTGCATTCCTTACATTGTACGATTTCGATTAGTGGACAAGTAAACTTTCCGTTGATATACTCGCACCCCTCTATTGGACACATATCACAAGTATCGGGCATTCCCATAGGTATCGCTATCATCACTATTCCTCCGCTTCTAATATCGTAGGTGCGATTTCTATATTGTCCAATACCGCACCCGCTTCCCACCAATCATCAAGTGGGTTTTTATTAAGAGCATCCTCAAAGAACTTATACAATGTATCCCCATCTATCAGCCTTCCGTGTCCCTTTGGAATTTGAATGGCTTCGGCATTAATTTCAATCGCTAAAGCCAAAGGCTTTGTATATTCCATACTTACAAGACCATTACCGTATATTCCAACAATAAGGGTTTCTCCATTAGTTGGCATATCAATCCCTTTAAGTATCAGACTCATCGTTTCTCCTTTCCTTGATATATTTCTCCATTACTTCAGCACACCCTTGACAGATGTCCACCTTTTCATAAGCGCCGAATATCCTCCGCATATACAAGAACTTTCGTGGCTCAAAATATACCGAGTCGATTTCCTTGCCACATAAGTCGCACACCAGCTTATATGCCATCTGTTCTCCTTTCTTCAAACACCCGTGTGAATCCCTCATCATCTAACAGCCTTATTACTTGTATGTTATCCGTATCGGGATAATCTATTATAAGTGTCCTGCCGTGTTTATTGATGTATTTCCCATAGTGTTCTTCCAGCTCTGCCACAGTATCCCGAATCTTATTCGTCCACCGATGGCAACAGTTCTTTTCCCTGTCGTACTCCTTGCAGTCGTGACACCATTCCCACTCCGTATCTGCTATCTCTATTAAAGGGCAGTCGTGAGGAATCTCTTGGTCTATGGTAAGCCAGTTCGGCACAGCTTTACACCTTAAGCCGTAGAAGCATTCTGCGCAGTTTCTCGGCTTTTTAATATTAAGTGCTATCATTTTTTGCTCCTTCCCTTTCCGCTCCGATAAAACCGTCCCTCGGATGCGAGCCGTATCCTGCGCT